GGCTTGTGTGTACATCATAGGAAGTACGACCGACGAGCTGATGTATGCAAGTCGATGCTTTTTTTGGGTTTTTATCATTTTACTAATGTTTTTGGGGTTTTGGTGCATTTCGCCTCTAGGAAATAGGCCTCGTTCTATCGAACACCCAACCACGGGTTACGCTACGTGGTTTACATGATGCACTGTCATGTGTTCAGGGTTGTAAAGCTGCAAAACTATACTGTATCTGGTGCCAAAATGAAAACATAAATGTCTATTAGACCGGGTCCAATGTATGTCGTGAAGTTGTTGACTTGGACGGTACACAGTTGCCCGTTATTCTGGATATCAACGAACTGGGCGAACACGTTGTCAGACGTTCCGGCCGTCGAGCCACAATTAATGGAACCGACGCCACGGAAAATGTCCACACTCGATGCTCCCTGTAAGAACGTGCAACCATTGGTCACAACATTGGTCGAGTTGTCGTACACACACATAATCATAAACCTACCAAAAATGGTGGATGGAAACGTAATCTGCCTGTTGGTCTGACTGATCGTGAGTCCAATGGAATCATACTGCTTTGTAAGTCCAGTCTGTCCCAATGGGAAAGTCGCATTACAAGTATTTCCAATGTAGTGTGCTGTGTATACTGAAGAAAATGGTGTCAACCGAGGCTTTCGCAACACAACCTCATAGGTGACCCACAACTCTCCAACTATCAAATTACCTCCGGTGATCCCTACAGTGGCCACGTTAAACTCACCCATGTCATAAAACTTTTCATCACCAACCAGATCGGCTGGTGATGAGCGGATGTATCGAGAGCCCATAACCGTCTGATTTGGAGCACATTCAACGGCATGGGCCACGCTCTCTGACACCTTGCAAGATGTTGAGAAGAACTCATTCAACATCGCTAGCTTATTCGTGAAGGGTGGGTCTGTAGATCTGTATTTCGTTGCCATCATTACTGAGCCGAGTGCGACGTCGCCAGAACTAGAGTATGATCCAGAAGTCGTCTGGAAATGAAACACTAGTCCTTTGAAGTCATACTCGGTGTATGCAGAAGCTATGCCAGACAGCCAAGGAAAAGTCTGTGGCACACCCGGATTTATCGGGTATGCTGTAGACTTAAAGGCTTTGCTGTTAGGTGAGGTTGAGATTTCTCCTAAGTACTCTTTATGGCGTACTGTTACGGAAGTCCCAACGGAATGCATCATGGGTACTGAATTGGAACTCTTGTCTACTAAGGAATTTTGCGAGACCGTATAGTCCCCAAATCCCAGATAACGCGAGATACCAGCGCCAGCGGAATACCCACCGGCAGGGTTGCCCATTGCATAACCTATACCTGCGCCTGCGCCTCGCAATGTTAACGCGCCCAGCTTCTGAAGCAACGATCGGTTTTCTGTTTTGGTGGCCGCTGTTGTCGCGGCCTTCTTTTTGTTTCTTGTAAATTTTACCTTGCTTTTCTTTGTCATTTTAGATTGGATCCCCTGTATGACTCAGGCGACTGTTCATCGTCAAGTACTAACGCTAATCCGTGCAGTCTGTCGGCATTTAGTCCCCCCCCCTGGTATGCGGGGGGGGACACTTAGCACGTAAATGTTTACCCTGTAACGGAACGTTTTGGACTATTAACTTGACAACCCAATAGGACATGGTCACTCAGATAGGTTGTCCCCCTTCCTATCCTGTCTTTGTGTTGGCTCTCCTCAGCCAACCGGGTGTATCCGGTTTTGCCAGTACTCGTGTCGTACTGGCCCGTCTCCGAGTCCCCTCAACGCTAGATTGTTTACCGCCTCCATCCTTAGCTGTTCCACCGGACTAATACCGTATCGCGCGTGGAAACAAGCTCTATCTTGGGCTGTTACTTCTAGGTCTAACTCCTCTACGCTGGGACATCCTTCAAGTTCCCAGCGGCGGGTTGTTTGGTTTTCATTAGGTAAACGCATCCTCTTATGCCGCAGTTTCAGAATTGTTGACACCAGCGGTGCTACTATAGGCTGTCCTGGGTTCGTGGAACCTTCCCCAAGACAAATTGTGGACAAGTATGAAAGCCAATTGGGCGATCCGTAGTTCTCATTCGAAAGTATTGTTTGCAAAACCTTCCTATAATCACGGATCCATATTGGCCCATCTTTCCTAACCGTGTAGTAACACTGGCACCAAAAGACATCTTCAATGTCTGTCGCTACTTGCTCTATTCTGACGTCGAACCCGAATACTGAATACTCGTGGTCATTAATCCGACGTATGACCTCTGCGCTATCGGACGCCTCTACGATGAGAATGGTATCGTCGCCATTGGAGAAAACCTCATTGTTTATCCCTCTCAACACCACTGCCGAAGCACCGTAAACTAGCACGGTGTTACCAGCACCTGTATGTGCGGTCCCTGATGCTCGGCATTGTGGTATTTCTGAGGTTTCAGTGGTCCCATCATTACAATGGAGCCGCACCTTCATAAATGTTTTTTCTCCTTCTTTCATGCACCGCCTGTGGTCCGAACTACTGTGGTAGTTCGTAAAAACCATATTTTCCAAGCGTTTAAGCCTGGGTCCTATGGTAGAATCACACTTGGACATATCAATGCTAATGAAAGTTGGCCTTTTGAACTGTTCCGCCATTCTCATGAATCGTTCCGCGAGTTGCCTGGATGACATACCTTTCGCCATAAACGGATAAACATTACCGGGTCCAACGACCTCCTTCAAATGTTTTTCAATTGGCTTTATGTGCATCCCCATAACCACCTTAGCATGATCACTAGGTGGCAAAATTAACCGTGGAATCCTATTCATCTTTTCGTAGTAGCTATACTTCTCAATTTTGACAAACCCATCGTAGGTCATCCAGCTCGGGCGGAACCTACGGTCCTGCCGTAGTGCTCGCTCCCACACCGGACGCTGCCGCGAATTTGCCGTCTTGAGAAATTCAGCCGGCGTGAGCGGTCGAATATGTGACACCGCCCGCGCCAGCTTGCTTACAATCTTATATAGCTCTACCCAATGCGTGTGGTCCTTATTAATCTCGACTTTGCGCAATGCCACATTAGCTGGAATCTCTAATCTCTGTGACAATGCTAGTCTAGCATTCATAATGCAACCACACAACCTATAAACGTCGTCATACCCCTGGTATGGCAACCTTATACTAACAACCCCCTTCCCATTCCACCCCGGACAGCCCTCGATGCTTTTGACCTCCCGTGGTCCAGCGTGCTGCTTTAAAAGCGCACAACCGTTGCACAGGTCCTCAACAAGCACTCGAAGGCCACCCTAACACTGTGGGGCGGTAGGAACTGCCAGTTGCTTTCCAACCAGCCAGTTCCAACGTGCAGCTGATCCGTAATAGACGGATTCCAGCCCACGCCACAACCAAGAATCGGAACCATACTCAATTCTACCTTGTTGTATGTTCCTCCTCTCGATGACACCAGGGTTATGCAATAGATAAAGCTCACGGAACATGTCATCCACAGCGCTGGCTGTGTTTGCTACATCCCGATAAGCGGCGGCTGGTAAACTCGCCTCTAGAGCACTCCCCAATCTAAAGCTCCTCGTAGCACTCAATCTGTCGTCGGATATCTTGATGACTGCAACAGCATGTGCTGGTGCTTCGTCCCAGAGTATATCCTCGACACTATCGAGCCTCGACTGACTGTAATAAACCTCAGTCAGTGTGAGCTTGTCCTCGAACTTTCTGACAAAAATCCTGAAATTTTCGACATTAAGCTCCTTACCCAAGCAGATTTCGGTAGCTAGTATCCTAAGCTGTTCTATGACCGCCCACGAAAGTGGGTAGTCCTGAAGTTCTTTGAACACTGCACTACGTCTAACACTCCTACCTGCTCGGGTACCCCTCCTTATCGCCCTTAGTGTTAGCACTGGCGATTCAGGAGCTTGGCGCTGTGGTCTAACCACACTCGCCACCACCACCCCTTTGGTCAACACTGGTTCCAATGCTGCTGCCAGGTTGGTGGGTTCGGAAACCGTCTGACTCCTCGAAGACGATTCCCAACCATCTGTAACAATGGTTCCCTCAGTTTCTGTGTCTTTCGACAGGAGTGTACCGGGGGACCTCGTAAACTTGACTACTATTCCCGATTTTAATGTTCTCTCGTGGGTTGTTGTATTCGTGTTCATGAGGGTGTTTTCCTGCAGTTAGGGATGCTGGAAGTAGAGCCCATGGGGAGGCCTTTCACCTCTAGGGAGTTACAGATGTTTGGACATTGCCCGTGAACTCTCTTCAAATAGTCTCTCCTGGCCGCCCGAAG